GTCAGGTCAGGTTTCGGAAAGCACCGGCATATGTTGAACTCGCTTAAGTCATTGATAAACCTGCTGTATCGGGCTGTAGCGTAGTCCAGCGAATTTCGGTGCTGGAGTCATGGTGAAATAAAAAATGCCCCGGCAGTGTTGGGCTGGCCGGGGCGAAGCGTCGATCGATCAACCGACGGAGGAGACAAGGAGGGTGGACAGCCCCGCGATGTGCCGCACACGGCGGACGGAGGGGTGAGCGGGCGTCCACCACACGGAAACCTCGGGGCTTTCGTGTGGTGCCTATTTCCGCCCTCACGCGCACGTGCAACCCACCAAAAGAAAAAGCCCGCACAGTGGCGGGCTTCGTCGTCCGTAGGGACGAGCGTCATCCTGGTGGAATCGCTCGTCGAATTTCTAGACGGAATTAAGTTGTAGCTTGGAATTTACTGCTGAGATTTCCTACTGTCAAGTCGTTTCTAATGCAAATGGAGCCAATGACGTCCATTTAGCCGCCGGTGAACTTCTTCATTGCCTCTGCTTTCAGCCACTCCAGGGCAAACGTCCAGGTGGTTGAGGCGGCCGGGCCGAGGACTGACTTCATGCCCTTTTCCCAAATCGTATCGTCTTTAGCAACGGCGAGAAATTCGTGCCCCTCCCACGTTAGACCAGTGATACTCATTCTCAAGGGCGAGTTCATCGACGCTTGCGTCCTCCCCTTGATCAGCCCTGCTTCGAGCAGCAGAACCGCGTGCTCAACGACGGTGGGCCTGTCCACGTCGTCGTAATTCGGGATTCCGACTGATTGGCCTGCGGGCACAGCCTCGATGTCGCGCATCATCCGGCGGATCAGGTCGAAATCTCTTTTCATGGTCATATCTCCTTATTGTTGAGCTGACATTCTACCGCCGTCTGAGCCTGGCGGAACAGGTCGACGAACACGGTCGCCGGCCGGTGGGCGATGCTCATCTTGCGGCACACCACCTCGGGCTGCGCCTGGCGGATGTAGCACCACCACAACAGCAGCCGGTGCTGGTCGGATAGGTGGCGCATGGCTCGTTCGATCTGAAGTGCATCAATCTCGTCCACCTGTCGACGCTCACCGGTGCGTTCCGCCACGATGCCGGCGGCACGCTTCGCGCGGTCGATCATCATGGCGGTTGGGCTGGTCCCGATGGTGCGGTCGGTCTCGGTCGCCCACCTGGCCCAGTTCTCGAGGCGGGCGCCGATCTCGCGACGCTCCGGCTCGTGCGGCGCCGGCGGCGTGGCGGCCACGGCCAGGTGCGGCACTTCGGCGAAGTCGTCCACGCGGCGGGCTGGCGCGCCTGCGGGGCGCCACTTGAGTGTGATCTGCTGGCGGCGTTCGATAGTTGTCAAGGCTCCACCTCCATCGCAAGTTCACGTTTCACGCTGGTCGAGTCGATCTGATGGCGCACGCGGCGCTCGACCTCCATGGCGGCCCGGTCGACGTCGATGGCGCGGGTGTTCTCCAGCTGGGCGTCGTGGCATTCCAGCGCCTCGCGCACCGCGCACAGCTCGGGGCCGGTGAACACGAAGCGGTCTGCGTTGCGCACGGCGCGCTTGCCGACCTCCAGCATCGCGTCGCGCGCGTCCAGCACTTGCTGGCGGAACTCTCGCCCGATGCCTTGCTCGCACATCACGTTGGCGATGTTGATGGCGCCGACGATCAGGTTCCACTGCTCGCGGTTGCCGCGGCCCTGCGCCATCTCTGCCAGGGCGAGGTGGTTCTTCACCTGGAGCGTGCGCAGGTGGTCCATGTGCGTGCCGGCCATGCCACCGAACACGGTGGACAGGACGTTGCGGGCGACGTACTTCGGCCCCTGGTATTTCTTGGTGCGCTTTTTCATGCCGCGTCTCCCAGCAGGTCGGCCTGCGCTGCCGTGATGGCCGTGATCGTGACCACCACGCGCGCCTCGCCGTCTGGCTCCATTCGCTCGGCCGTGAGCCGGCGCACCCACTTGTCGTCCTCGATCGCCACGTTCTTGAGCGCGTCGAGCAGCACCTTGTTGGCGTTGTCGATGTCGATGCACATCACGCCGTCGTCCCAGCTCGGGCCCAGCTTGCGCTGGCGGGTCTGCCAGTCCAGTGGGCGCTTCGGGTACAGCTTGACGTCGATGTGCACGCGGCCGGCCAGCGGTGAGCGGATCCCCTGGGCGTGGCAGCGCGCCACGATGTCAGCCCGGAACGCCTTCGCTTCCTTCGTCGGCACGATGCTGATGTGCTTGCCCAGCTTCACCGGGCGCCAGTAGCGGTTCGCCGAGAGCGGGTAGGGCAGGGTCAGAGTGATCATGCGGTGATTCCTTCCTGTTCGAGTATTTCTTGGGTGATGGCGGTGGCGCGGTCGAACGTGTCCTCCAGCTGCTGGCGCGTCATCCAGTCCGGCAGCGGGCGCCGGCCGTCGAGCACGTCGTGGCATTCGCTGCAGCCGAAGCACGCGGCGCTGTCCGGCGCCTTCAGGCCCATGCCTTTGCCGTCGGCCAGGCGGTTGGAGTGGCACAGCACGGTGGTGGCCGGATCGCGGTTGCAGACGCCGGGAATCATCAGCGTGCAGTCGCGGCCGCGCGCGGCGCGCCGGGCCGGCGTCGACTTGGCGCGCGACTTCTTCATCGGCTTGCGGGTCTTGAGCTGCACCGCGGCGACGCGCAGCAGGCCGGACCCAGCGGCCGGCGCGATGCCGGTCCGGCGCATCGGCGTCTTGCGAACGAGGGCGCTGCGCTTCATGCTGTCTCCTTCTGCCGCTCGCCGGCGGCCTGCTGCTGCGCCACATACCGCTGTCGCGCGGCCCGGTTCTTTGCTTCGATGAACAGCACGCCGATCTGGCCGTTCCAGGGCTTGTATTCGGCCCAGGCTTCGCACCAGCCGTTGCCGGCGGCGGCTTGCTCGGCGTGGCCGGCGATGGTGAAGCGTGCGCAGTGCACGCAGGTATCGCGATCGGCGCTCATTCGAAGCCTCCGCGGTTGCTCGATGGCTTGGCGGCCGGTGGGCGCCGGAACCAGCGGAAGGGCGGGTTCTCGAACCTGGTCTGCGAGCCGATGTACTGCAGGCCGACCACGCCCGGGCTGCCCTGCCGCTGCTTGGCGCTGATCCATTCGCAGATGCCGCGGTCTTCGGTCTCCGGGTTCCACAGCTCGTCGCGGTAGAGGAAGATGATGTTGGCGGCATCCTGCTCGATGTAGCCGGACACGCCGAGGTCGGACATGATCGGGCGCTTGTCGGCGCGCTTCTCGCATTCGCGGTTGAGCTGGGCCAACAGGATCACGGCGGCGTCGAGCTCCTTGCCCAGGGCGATCAGGCCGCGCGTGTACTCGCCCATCGCCTCGTGCAGCTTGTCGGACTTGGCGCCGGTGATGAACGAGAGCTGGTCGATGCACAGGACGTCCAGGCCGTGCGTGCGCTTGATCTTGCGAGCCTTGGCGCGGATATCCGGGATGCTCAGCGAGGTCTGATCGTCGATGAACAGGTTCAGGTTGCGCGAGTTGATCGTGGCCGCGGTGATGGCCTCCCACTGCGCGGTGTCGTCGCGGCCTTCGCCGGGCCGGCGCAGCCACTTCATGTCGACCTGGGCGAGCGCGGAAATGTTACGGTCGTTGACCTGGTTAGTTGACATTTCCATGGACAGGAACAGTGCCGAGTGGTCGCGCGCGGCGTTGCGGCAGATGCCCAGCCCGGCGGCCGTCTTGCCGGTGCCGGGACGGCCGGCGATTACCGTCAACGTGCCGCGCTCCAACCCGCCGTCGAGCATTTCGTCCAGGTGCTGGAAGCCGGTCGGAATCGGCTTGATCTTGCCGGCCATCCGGTCCTGCAGCAGGGTCAGGTACTCGCCCAGGGTCTCGTCGATGCGGCGCGGATCCTTGGTCGTCTTGCGGGCGGCCAGGTCGTCCAGCTTCGCGGCGGCGTCGGCGATGCACTCGGTGCTGTCCTTCATCGATTCGGCGTCGGCGGCCAGGTCGACCGACAGGGCGTGCAGCGCGCGCTTCGTCGCCTTCTCGACCACGATCCGGGCGTGGTACTCGATCTTCGCCGCGCTCGATGCTGATCCGTGCAGGCTGGCCAGGTAGGGCAGGGCGTCGGCGCCGACCTTGTCCGCCAGGGTCACGGCGTCGACGCGCTTGCCGGCGGCGAGCTGCGCAGCGATCTCGGTGAACATCGCGCGGTGGTCGCCGCGGAAGAAGTGCGCCGCGTCGAGCTCGGGGATGCGGTCGATGGCGTCGTTGTCGCGCAGCAGGGCACCCAGCACATCCTGCTCTGCCTGGATGTTGAACAGGTCGATCATGCGGCCTCCGCGTGGTTGCGCTGGGCCTGCTGGCCGACCGTGGTCAGGGCGTAGTTGCCGTCATTGCCGACGAACCAGAGCTTGAACCAGTTGCCCTTGACCGACTTCAGCATCACGGTGCGCCAGGCGGTGTAGCGCTTCGCCCCCGGCGCCAGGTAGCGATCCTTGAACTCGCGCCAGTGCAGCGACAGGAACTCGGCCGGCAGTCCAACCTTGTCGGCATAGGCGAACACTGGGTCGTCGTCGGGGATCGGCTTCTCGCCGACCGAACGGCAGTCAGCCAGGAAGGTCTGCAGGGAAACGGCTGCTTTTCGTTTCTGCTCGACGGGCTGCCCCCCAGCGGGGGGTATGGGGGGATTTTTATGTTCTTCTCTACTCTCCTCTTCTCTAGGCGTGACTTGGTGTGACGTGGCGTGACTTGGTGTGACATCAGCATTTGAGCCATGAGAATCCGTGTCACGCTCACTGTCACGCTCGCGTTGCGCACGCTTGCGCTCGGCCGCCGTGGTGTCGACGCGCTCACGTTTGGGCTGACGATCTTCCCAGCGCGTGACGCGGTCGCCGTCGATCAGCGAACGGGCTTGCATGGCTTCGAGGATGCGTTCGGTGGTGCCTTCGTCGGCGCCCAGGAGGAAGTCGGTTGCTTCGTGGTCGATCGCGCTGAACGTGCCGCGCTCGGTGCTTGCGCTGGCCTGCTCCAACACCAGCGCCCACACGGCGATGACGTCGCCGACGCGCGCGCCAGCTTTCTTGGCGACCAGGCCGAATTTAGGATCGTTCACGCTGCCGTGGTGCCAGCGGAACCAGTCGATACCGTTGGCCATGGTCAGCGCTCCGCGTCCAGGATGATGAGGGATGCTTTGCGGGCGAGGGAGGCGCGCTGCTCGGCCACCTGGGCCTCATTGCGGCGCGCGCATTCTTCGTCGGCGCCAGCTTTCGTAGAGGCGACGCCGGCGGCGGTCAGGACGTAGGGAGCGCCCGGGGTGGGGTAGCCGATGATGTAGTGGCCCAAGCTGGTTGGGCCGTAGGTGGCATAGGTCGTCATGGCTGGCCGGCCTTCCCCGCCTTGCGATATTTCTCGACAGCCTCGGCCAGCTCCTTGCCGCTGAGCTTAAGCAGACCGACCTCGCGTGCTTTCTGGTCCTGTGGCGCAGCCGCTGCATTGCGCCGCTGGTCGACCCAGTCACACGCCTTGGCGATAACCTTTGTCGCCGCGCGGTTTTCGGGTGATAATTTGCTCACTGTTGAAATCCTTTCATGGCCCGGTCTCTACCCGGGCCGTTTTTTTGCCTGTCTCCTGGCCACGAAGCCGGAAGCCATTAAAGGTGCCTCCGGCCAGTCGCCACCGCGCGGCCAACTGGCCCACGAGCGGCCCCTGTACGCACCGGGTGGCGCGGCCTAACATGGGCACTCACAGCACGCATGAGCAGCAGGTGCGCATGGGTAGCGCTGGGCAGGCCCTTTGCAGCGGAACACTTGGCGAACATGTCCTTCTGCTTCTGGGTCGCGCGAACTCGGATGATCTGGTCGCGCGGTCCGTCGTCTAAGTTCGCCAACGCGGCTTCGATCAGGGTCGGGCTCGGGTTCTTCATTTACTTCTCCTTGGTTGATGCGGATTTCGAAGGGGTGATGCTGGGCATGAGCCCGTGGGCAACTTTCTGCCCGAAAGAAAAAGCCGCGGGTTATTGCGGCTGAGGTGCGGCGCGCGGCTTCTTGCAACGCTGCTTGTGAAGTTCCAGCAAGCGACTTCCGATCACCATTGAGGGTCGGGCGCCGCGCTTGCCATGCCGGAACGCGTTGATCGTCGGCTGGCTGCACGGGACCAAGTCAGCAAGCTGCTGCTCGGTCAGGCCAGTCCCCAAGAGGTCAGAGGTGATTTTTTGGAAGTCCATGCCGTCACATTATCACGTTTGTGTTTGTGATGTCAAACACCAACGTGATTAAAATGTGTATTACATTCGTGATATGAAAAACTTGGCAGAACGACTGACCTTCGCGCGCGAACGCAAGGGTCTCACGCAGGGGGCGTTGGCAAAATTGGCCGGCGTCTCTCAGAGCACCATCGGCAACCTAGAGGCCGGGTTGCGCAACACAGCAAGGTCAATCGTGGATATCGCGGGGGCTCTTGAGGTTGACCCCACATGGCTCGCGAACGGCAAGGGCGAGATGAGCGTCGAGCCAAGCACTTCCGTGAGCGACTCGCCCTTTATCGAGGACGGCGCCGCGACGATCGAGGGCCGGCCAGTGCGTGCTGGTGAGAGGCCGGGCACTATTGCCGTCCCGCGCGTGAAGCTACGTCTTCGGGCTGGCGTGGCCAACTACGAGACAGAACCCGACCTGGGCGACGATGGGCACGAGCTGATTCCGGCATCAGTCATTGCCGAGCTCCAGCTCAACCCATCGAACCTTTTGGCGGTGCGCGTGCGAGGCGTAAGCATGGAGCCAATGTTGTTCGAGGATGACGTCGTGGTCATCGATCGTTCCGACATCAAGCCAATCAGCCGCGAGGTCTATGCGGTGAATGTTAACGGTGAATCATGCGTCAAGCAGCTGATCCATAAGGGCGGTCAGTGGTATCTGCGTTCGTTGCATGAAGATCACCCGCCGGTGAACACGAAAAGTGCCCAGGTCAGCATTGTGGGGCGCGTCGTAATTCAGCCGACCAGGGTTCTAACCGGCCGTTTATAAAAAGGCGTAACGGCGCGCCATTTAGACTAGGGATCAGAATGATAAATAGAAGCACCGTTATAGCAGCAGTGATCTTAATGGGGCCTGCTATTCACGCCTTCGGCGCGTCAGCACCCACCGGACCAGTCTCCCTATCGTGCGACACTGTCAATGTAACGACTAAGGAAAAAGCGCCGTTTTCCGTTGTTATAAACGAGGCAGACAGATCAATTATCGTGTCCGGCCTGGCATTTAAAGATGCGAAGTTCGAGCCCCACCGAATTGAGGGGAAAATTAAGGACGTCGATCCTGGAATCCCTGGCGTCAGCCGCGAGACTGTCGCAACACTTGACCGGGTGACAGGACGACTTGCCTTCATGACGCTGCCCACTCCGACCCATGGCGAATATTTTTCGGAAGAACAGAAAGAACGGATCGCTACCGTCCCAGCATCGGCGTACCCTATATTCGCTGGGCCGTGCGTGATCGCAACGCCGAAGTTCTAAAAATAATCCCCGCCGTGGCGGGGAGTCGATTAATTAAAAGGGGAGTGGGCCTTATGACCGTTTATGTTGTCACCTATGATCTTAATAACGAAAAGAATTATCCCCGTCTATATGATCGACTAAAGGCCGCTGGCAAAGAGTGGTGTAAAGCCCTCGATTCAGTGTGGTTTATCGTTAGCGATGCGACGTCTGCGCAACTTAGAGATTACTTGGTCGCCGCAATCGATGCGGATGACACGCTGTTCGTCTCTGAGGTGACAGCAAACTCCGCATGGAGACTTCCAACATCAGCATCGGACTGGCTCATCGCGAGGTTGTAGTTCTCCTGCAGTCCATCGACCGGTGTATCCTCCTTCAGCCGGAACGGGAGTCCACGCAGCTTAATTAGCGTTCCCTTCGGTAGTACAACCATCTCATCCTCCATGCCCGCCACGCGCGGGCTTTTTTACGCCCCTACGCCGGGGCCGGCTGCCTGAACTGTTCGGGCTGAACACAGTGTAGCAAAAATCCGCAGTAAAAATCACGATTGTGTTTGACAACGCTAAACACATACGTGATAATCACTCCATCGCAACCGAGCCCAGCAGGGCGCACCGGCCGCAGCGCGGCGAGAACTGGAGAAGAACATGGAACGTATCGGCTACGACCTGAAACACGGCTATATCTTCAAAGATCAGAACGAGGCTGGTACGTTGGTCTACCTCAAGGGTATTGGCTGGGTCGGCAAAGCTGCGCAACCAATCGCGCCGATTGTTGCAGCGGATTTCTTCGCCGAGGCTCGCCGCTTGAACCTTAAGTTTTCGGCTGAGGATTGCGTCGCATTGGCTGCTGCGCCGGACCTGTTCGCAATTCGCAGCGCTAGCAACCTGCGCAGTGCCCGGCAGCATGCCGAGCTGGATGATGACGATTCCGCGCTTGGTTTCGATGTTGTAGGCGACGCTACCTAACCACCACCCCGCGCCCGCTTCGGTGGGCCAGCCTGGAGACCCCGATGACCCACAAACCAACCCGCGAAGAAAAGATTGCCGAAATCACCGAGCGCCTGCTGGGCGACTGGATCGCCGAGCTGAAGGCCGGCAGCCAGCGCGCGGTGCGCGACCTGCACAACACCGCGCTGGAGCGCCTGACCGAGGACGACGCGAAGTCGGTCTTCATCCAGTCGGCCATCGATGCGGAAGGTGCGCAGGCGCGGTTCGATGGCCTGATCCTCGGCGCCATGCGCGCTGTCTGCGAGAAGGACGCGACGAACACCGTGAACGTCCTGATGCAGGACATGGCCGAGGCCTCGATCAATGACCGCATTCACCGCTACCTCGACCGGGTGGCGGCATGAGCCATACCTGCGTGAAGTGTGGCGCCCAGGAAGAGTGCCACTACAACGAAAAAACGAAAGCGGACCTCACGGCGCGTCAGCTCTGCTTCAGCTGTGACTTCTACTGGCGCTTCCTCAATGACCCGGTCAAGACGCCGAATCGTCACCACCACAGCACGGCGGTTGTCGCTGGCGGAAACATCTACACGGACGGCGGGAATGTTGACAACCCCGGCGATGGGCGCTTTCTCGGGTTCGCTGGTCACCGCTTCCATTTCCGCATGCTGGACGGCTCGCGCGAGTGGGTCAGCAACAACGTTTGGCACGGCGGCGAGATCCCTCAAATCTGGCGCGACGAGATTCCTGATACGGCCGAGATCGTTCCGCCCTTCTGAGATTGAACGGTGCGCCGCGCCCCGGAACGCGCGGATTGCCTTGCCCGGGTCAGTGAACGGGACAGTGGGAACTGAGCATGCCCCGTTCGCACTACGTCAGGTGCCGCCTCACCCTCGTAAGGGGTGGCCACAGGAGGGCCGGTTGCGGTTGACGACCGAATGCCTATGCCTAGTCAGCGCGGGCAGCAGCCGGCCCTCCTGTGGTGAATGTGCAGGCTGATGCGCAGCGAAAGAGTGGCGAGAACGGGGTTGATGCCGCGCCAAGCCGGAGACCAGCACCGGCCACCACACGCGGGGAAGCATGGAGCAGCACAGTTCCGCGTAAAGGCAAAGCCATGCACGGCCGCACCAGCGGCGCCGGAGACGTAACCGGCACTAATACCGAAGCCGGCCGCGCCGGATAAACAAAGGAGAAACACATGTTTGCATTCGCAACCTGCAATCGCGGCAACGCACTGAACTTCCTGCGGAAGCTGTATCCCTCGCAGACGCTGAACGATACCGAGGATTCCGCAAAGCCGCTGCTCGACATCATCGAAGCCGACGAGTTGCGCGTGTGCGATCCGGACTTCCACAGCGGCCAGATCATCGAGGGCAAGAACTTCCGTGCCGATACCGCTGACCGCGCGATGGCTGCTTTGGAGACGGCCGGCTTGAGTTTCAAGCGCAACTAATCACAGACGAAGCCGGCCGCGCCGGCGCCAACGAAGGAGAGCAGGGATGAGCGCAGCACATACACCAGGACCATGGGAAATCGACTACGACACTCGCCCGGCAGAGGTTTGTACCGTGCATGGCCTGCCGCAAGACGGTGAGGATCAGCTGGGCTACGCCTATGTGCGCGGCGCGATTGGCTACTGGGATGCTGACGCGGCCGAGAATCTGGCGAACCTGCGCCTGATCGCAGCGGCGCCCGATCTGTTGGCGGCCGCTCGCCAAGCTCTCACCGAATGCGTCGACCTGATGGCGACACCTGCTGGCGAAGCGCTGGAAGCCGCGATCGCCAAAGCTACCGGGAGTGCCGCATGACCGCCGCCACCCGCATCCACCGCGGCCCGTACCGCGTCCTGCGCCGCCTGGCGCGCAAGCTGCTCAAGCCGCTGCGCCTGGCCGTGATCCGCCATCAGATCGCGCTGAACGCCGAGCACAAGCGGCAGGTCGAGCTGATGACCCGGCTGCGCGCGGTCGAGGGAGGCTTCGCATGAGCGCCCCGGCCATCGAACGGCTCAATGAGCTGTTGGTCTATGAACCTGCAACCGGCGCGATCAAATGGAAAAATTCCTGCGCTATGAGCCATCGTGTCGCCGGCGCTGATGCGGGGTGGGTCAACCTTGAAGGGTACGCTGTTCTCAGCGTTGATGCGCGCCAGTTGAAAGCTCATCGTGTGGCCTGGGCGATGTATTACGGGGAGTGGCCTGCCGGGAACCTTGACCACATTAACGGAGTGCGGAGCGATAACCGCATCAGCAACCTCCGCGTGGCTGACTACTTCCAAAACCAGGCAAATACTGCGAAGCGCGTGAACAATACCAGTGGCTATAAGGGAGTCTGCCAGAGGTCTGCTTCGCGTTGGCAAGCGCAAATCCGTGTTCGCGGAAGGCAGATATATCTGGGTAGCTTTCCTAGTCCAGAAGAAGCTTCCTGCGCATATGTAGCGGCTGCTGAATACTATTTTGGCGATTTTCTTAGGGAGCAGTCCGATGTTTAGCCACATACGAACCCAATACCGCCTCTCCCTGCGCGCCGGCTTCGGCCCGCGCAAGGCAGCTGTCCGCGCGCTGCGGACGTACCTAAAAGGTTTCTAAACCCCGCGCCGGCAGAGTCCCGGCAGAAAGGCAACATCGTGAGCACCCAACTCGTAGTTCAGCAGGCGTCGAAGCTGGCCGGCCTGTTCGACATCCCGGAATCGGCCGAACTGGTCAGCGTGCTGAAGGCGACCGCGTTCAAGGGCCAGGTCTCGGACGCGCAGATGAGCGCGCTGCTGATCGTGGCGAACCAGTACCGCCTGAACCCGTGGACGAAGGAGATTTACGCATTCCCGGACAAGAACAACGGCATCGTGCCGGTGGTCGGCGTCGACGGCTGGGCGCGCATCATCAACGAGAACCCGATGTTCGACGGGATGGACTTCCAGCAGGACGAAGAGGGATGCACCTGCATCATCTTCCGCAAGGACCGCACGCACCCCATCAAGGTCACCGAATACCTGAGCGAGTGCAAGCGCGGCACGCAGCCTTGGCAGTCGCATCCCAAGCGCATGCTGCGCCACAAGGCCATGATCCAGTGCGCGCGCCTGGCGTTCGGCTACGTGGGCATCTACGACCAGGACGAGGCGGAGCGCATCGTGGACGTGAACGACCGGCCGGCGCCGGGCCGACAGAACGCGGCGGCCGTTGCGGAGCAGGCGATGACGGTCGAGTTCACCGAGGCAGACCAAAAGCTGCTGGCGGACCTCGAGGCGATCGCCGACACCGGCACCGCCGCGCTGGAAGAAATCTGGGGCAAGCTCACGAAGGATCAGCGCCGCGCGCTCGCCGCCCACCTGCCCGCGCTGAAGAAGCGCGCCGAGAACGTGATCGAGGAGGCCGGCCATGCTTGAGCGCCAATCGAACCAGGGCGGTGCCGACTGGCTGCGTGATCGCGCCGGCCATGCGACCGCCTCGTGCTTCGCCGACATCCTGGCCACCGGCCGCAACGGCCAGCCGCTGAAGGCGCGCGAAGACTACCTTCTGCGCCTGGTGGTGGAACGCATCACCGGCGAGCCGGTCGTGACGCCGGCCAGCTTCGCCATGCAGTGGGGCACCGAGGCCGAGCCTTACGCCCGCGCGGCCTATGAGGTCGAGACCGGCGCTACGGTGCGCGAGGTGGGCTTTATCAAGCATCCGAAGCACAAATGGATTGGCGCGTCGCTGGACGGTCGCGTCGGGCAGAAGGGGGCCACGGAGTACAAGTGCCCGCATAACAGCGCTATCCACCTGATGACGTGGGAACTGGGCATGCCAGAGCACCATAAGCCGCAGGTGCAAGGGCAGATTTGGGTGGCGGAGCTGGATTGGGTCGACTTCTGCTCTTTCGATCCACGCATGCATGCCGGCGCCCAACACTTGAAGCTGTACGTCCAGCGCGTGTACCGCGACGATGCCTATATTGCGATGCTCGAGCGCGAGGTGCTCGACTTTTCCGACCAGGTTGAAGCGAAGGTTCAGCGCTTCCTTTCGATGAAGGAGGCGGCATGATGTCCCGTGAGGAAAAGCACGTGTATTGGGTCTGGGCTGACATGATCGGCCGTTGCACCAATCCGAATCACCGCTCGTTCCAGAACTATGGCGGCCGCGGTATCTCGGTAAGCGCCGAATGGCGCGATCCGAAGACCTTCATGGCTGACATGGGGCCGCGCCCCGCGGGATACACACTGGAGCGTCGAGACAACGAACTCGGCTACTCGCGTGAGAACTGCTGCTGGGCGGATCGTCAGACGCAGAACTTGAATAAGCGGGTGTATCGCACCAACAAAACTGGCGTGCGCGGGCTGGAAGTCCGGTCTGACGGAAGTGGATTCCGCGTGCGGCTGCGCCGTGGCGGGCGCATCGTCTTCGACGCGACGCTCCATGACTTCTTCGAAGCGTGCTGTACCGCCATTTCCATGCGCGCCAAATTTTCACCGATCGCGGAGGCAGCATGAACGCCGCCGACCACGGCCACCTGTGCGAGCTGGCCGACGCCGCTTCCGAAGCGCTGACCGATGTGCAGATCGTTGACGCTCTGGTCGAGGCGTTCGACCTGCCGGCGCTGGCGATCATCGAGAGGCTGGCTTCCGTGAACCTGGCGACCGTGCGCGGCGAGGTGATGCCATGACCGCCCGCCGCACCTTCGTCCTGGCGCACGACCAGGCCCGCAATAACGCCGCGCGCTGCGTGATGGACGCGCCGCCCGGCTTCATGGTGGTGATCTCGGAGCCGGCGAAGAAGCGGATCCAGGAAGAAAAATACCACGCCATGATCGGCGACATCGCGCGCCAGGTCGAGCACATCGGCCGGCAGTGGGACGCCGACGATATGAAGCGCCTGCTGATCGACGAGTTCGCCGACGAGATGCGCGCCGCCGGCACGCCGCTGCACCACGATGCGCGCGTGGTCCCGAGCTTCGACGGGCGCCGGATCGTGCAGCTTGGCGTCCAGTCGCGCGAGTTCTACGTGAAGGAGGCCGCGGCCTTCATCGAGTTTCTGTATGCCTTCGGCGCGGCGCGTGACGTGCGCTGGAGCGAGCCGGCCCAACAATACTAACCTGGAGAGACCTGCATGACCGACACCGATTTCCACGCCCGCCGCACCGAGCTATCGAACACCTTCGCCGCCGCCGGCGCCCATCTGCTGGACTACATGCGCTGCGCCGGCGCGCTGGCCGCGATCCCGAACACGCAGCAGTATGTCGTGGCCGGCGATCCTGCTGCGATCCGCGCACAGCTCGACACTGTGGACCCGCAGCGCCGCATGCGCCACGGCGACCGCCCGGAACTCGACCTGTACTTCGGCCCCGAGACCGGCCAGCCGCGCCGCTGGGCAGCGCTCATCACCGGCGCGGGCCATGGTGTCCTGCAGGAGTACGGCAGCCGGTTCGAGCATGCCCTGCCGGGCCAGGAAGTTCTGGAGGTCATGGAGATCCTTCCCGGCGCTGCCAATAAGGCGGCAGAAGAAGGCGGACACTACGCAATGCAGGCGCGTCGATTCTGCAAGGGCGACAACACTTGGACCGACTGGCAGACGATCACGAACCTCGAATATGAGCGCCGCAAAGGTGACCCATCGTTCGAGTTTAAAGAACTGTCTGACATGGCGAAAGAGGTTGTCGCAGCCGACCGCGCATCCCGTCAGGTCGCCAATAAGGAGGAAGTCGATCTGTCGAGCCTCACTCGTTATCGTCCCAGCCTATTGGCAATGAACGTTGAGCCGATTGAAGGTCAGGGCTACTACTTGGTAAAGGACGTGCAAGATTTGCTCGCCACCCCTCCCGCAACTACTGGTGCAAGCACTGCCTCGGCGGGCTTCGCGCTGCGCTCGCGTGTGGCTGACCTGCTGCACCTGCTTGAGTTCGCAGAAATCTCGACGCCATCGAAAGGTGATGCCGAGCAGGCCAAGAAAGCCATGCGTGACGTTCGCCGGATGCTCAACGAAGACCCGTTCGGCAGCAAGATGGTCGGTGCAAGCACTGTACTGACGGATGAGCGGCGCGAGTATTACCAGAGCTGGCTGATTGCTGATCCAACGGGCGAGGTCGAACGTTTGCGCGCTGCCTCTCAAGCGCTGCTAGATGCCGCCATCAAACATGAGGCGCATGGCGAGGATACTGATCTGGCCCGCGCAACATCGGCGGTCGATGAGGCACTGGCCGCCAGCGTCGGTTTCGTTGCGGCACAAGCCGGTCAGGTAGCGGTGCCGGAGGATTTGGCGCGTGATGCGGCACGCTATCGTTATTTGCGCAACTCTGATGCAGAAGCACGTTCGCCCTACATCGTTCGCGATACAAACAACAAATATTTCGGGCCTTCGTGGCTGGAAGGAGCAAGGGCTGATGAAGCTATCGACACCGCAATGGTTCATGACACCTCATCACCAGTAAAGGAACAGAAATGAGCCAATCTATAGCTGACCAATTCATCGACACTATGGCGGCACTGCGCGCGATTACGCCTGAAAACGACGAGCCAATGCGGCACTCGATACGGATGATAAAGCACGAAGCAGAGATGATTATCGAAGAAGCATTGCGCCGAGCTTACGCTATGTCATATCAAGCTCGCGCTATTCAAAAGGACGCAGCCGATGCGATAAAAGAAGCTGTCTCGGCCGCCGCCCCATCGCCAGCAAAGGAATCGAAATGAGCAATCCAACTGAACTGCCGGACCTGGACCGCCTGGAAGCGCTGGCGCGCGCGGCAACGCCCGGCGAATGGAATGCGCAACGCCATGGCTGCGTAGTGGGCGGGCCGATGCGCAAATACGTGAATGGTAGCGCGCAGGCGCAGCTCGCCTCGTTCAACGTCACGTTCCATGACCAGGACCCCGACGACGAGCTGGAACGCCAGCAGGCCAACGCCGAGTTCTGCGCCGCCGCCAACCCTGCCGCCGTGCTGGCCCTGATCGCCCTTGCTCGCCGCGCCCAGCCAGAGGGCGAAGCCTTGACACTCTTGAAAGACGCCGCTCGCGCTTGGAACAACGAAGCAGAGGCCGAGCTGGACGCGACCATGGAGCGCATCGAATGCTTCCTGTTGGATTCGCGCGCCAAGCCAGAGGGCGAAGCGCCGCAAGCAGTGATTTCTCTGGAAGTGGTGGCTGCGCAGCTGTACCTCGCGCTGAACGATTCCTACCAGGACGGGATATTCGTCGGCGAAGACGAGAAGACCGTATGTGCCGCGCTGGCCGCGTACAACCGCTATCGCTCAGCACCAGCCGCCCAGCATGCAGAGAGCGGTGCACCGGCAGACGGTGACGAACTGACCGACGACGACAAGCGCCTTGTTGCTCGCGGCATGGAGCGTTGGCGCAAGGGCATTGCCGGCGAGTGCCGGCTTCCGCCAGCCGGCTGGCACTGCACCCGCGCGCCCGGTCACGAAGGCCCGTGCGCTGCGACTCCAGTCGCCGCTCAGTCCCAAGGCGCACAGGCGGTACTGAAAGAAATCGAGGCCGCGCTTCTCCGCGCACGCAACCCAATGGGTGATCGCCTGACCCATATCGACGCAGCACTTAACGCCACATATGCAGCCCTCGCCGCCCAGCAAGCCGCAGCACCTGACTCGCTGAACCTGATGAACGCCGACGAGATGGCCGCGCTTCGCCGGTTCGATGAGACCTGCCAGGACGGCGAGGGGTACGACGTGCCGAAGACGATGATGCAGCGCCTGGCCGCCATCGGCGTGGTGCGCCGCACGTCGGGCAGCTATTACGAGACGACCGAATTCGGCCTGCGCGTGCTCGACCAGCCAGCCCCTAGCGCCCCCGGCACACCGGAAGCGCCGAAGAAGCCCGCGCATGGCCACCGCGACGACTATTTACTGATGGCGAACGCACGCCGTATCGCGGCGCGCCGGTTCTCTATCACGCCGAACTGGGCATTCGCTGCTGAGCTTTTCGCCACCGGCAGCAACAGCGCGCACCAGATTTGCATCGGCGCCGGTATCGACCCGGACGGCCACAAGGTAGAGCGCGCCGCCCAGCTCGACGGCGGCCAGGGACAGGGGGATGAGGCATGAGCATGTACCGCAAAGAATGGGACTGCTGCGGGGACGTGAGCGAGACGAACGGCTGGGAACCTGATGCCTGCCCGTTCTGCCCCGCCTCGCCATCGCCCAGCACCGCGCCCGAGGTTGACGAGCGCGCAGCAGCATTTGAGGAGGCCGCGCGCATTGCCGCTTCCTTTGGCCCTGGACGCCCACTTGTCGAGCGACGCCCCAACGACCTGATCCGAGGGCGCTGGGAGGGGGAGCAGGCTGCCAGCGCCAACATCTCACGGATGCTACTGGAGCGCGCCGCCCTTACTTCCCGCCCTGCTGAGGTGGACGACGAAGCTGCGCGGCTACGAAAGGTATTGGTCGAGGTGCGGCATGCGCTGCAGTTCGCCAACGATAGCCCCGGCGGCGGTATCAGCGACACGCTCTGGATGATGCACGGCCCGGAAACCGTGTTCGACTTCATCGATGCGGCTCTCGCCGAGCAGTACCGCCAGGGCCAGCGCGATGCGGTGGCGGCGGATCGGGCGCGGCGCGGGGAAGTGGATCCGTGGACGAAAAAGACGATCGAGTTTTTGGCCGCTCGAATTGCCCAAAAAGTGGCTACGAATTGCGGCTCGGTGCCGAACCTCACGTTCCCTCACATTTATCTTGAGCTGTGCGACGTGCTTCTGGCGGCACCCTCACACACCACCAATAAGGAGAATGGAGGCGCCGATGGGAATGTTTTTGACCGCTGACGACCTGGTCGAGCTGACCGGGCGCCGGATAAAATCGAAGCAGATCGAGGCGCTGCGCCGGATGGGCTTGCCGTTTCACGTGAACGCGGTCGGCAAGCCAGTGGTGCCGGCCGCCGCGATCGAGGGAAGAAAACCGCCGCCGGCGCCCGCGCCGATGTGGCAACCACCGAAGTGATAAATGGGACGCAAGCCGACAACAAACGCCAATCTGCCGCCGCACATGCGCAAGCGTGTGCAGCGCAGCGGGCGGACGTATTACTACCTGGACACAGGCGAGAAGCCCCGGCGGGAGATACCGCTTGGCGACGACTATATCGCGGCGCTGCGCAAGTACGCGGAGCTGCATGAAGTGGCGAAGGTGGCTGCGCCGAAGTTTAGCGATGTGATCACGAGGTACGAGGTTGAGGCGCTTCCCGGGCTGGCTACGAGCACGCAGGCCACGCATCGCTATGACATGAAGCACCTTCGCGCATTCTTCGATGCGGCCCCGCTTGACCAGATCAAGCCGATGCACATCCGGGAATTCCTTGACCGCCACCGCGCCAAGCCGACCACGGCGAACCGCTGCAAGCGTCTGTTCTCGACGCTGTGGAACCACGCGCGCGGCTGGGGTTATACGGACCTCCAAAGCCCGTGTATTGGCATCGAGGGGCATTCGCTGAACAAGCGCCAGGTCTACGTGACCGACGAGGTGTTCGACGCCGTGCGCGCCGCCGCCAGCGAGCCGCTGCGCGATGCCATGGACTTCGTCTACCTGACCGGCCAGCGCCCGGGCGATGCGCTCAAGGCGCGCATGGATGACATTGTCGACGGCGCCCTGGCCGTGGGGCAGAGCAAGACCGGCAAACGGCTGCGCATCGCCGTCACCGGGCAGTTGGCCGAGTTGATCGCACGCATCCAGGTGCGCAAGGCGGCGCACAAGACGGTGAACGGACACATCCTGATGGTGCGCGACGGCAAGCCGATAACGAAGCAGATACTCAAGGACCATTTTGCCGCGGCCAAGGAGGCGGCCACGGCGGCGCGCCCGGAACTGGCCCAGGCGATCAAAGAGTTTTGGTTCTACGACCTGCGCGCCAAGGCTGCCGACGACAAATCGACCGAGCTCGGGGAGCAGGCGGCAAGTGATTTACTGGGGCACGACAGCGTCAAGACCACTCGTAAGCACTACTTGCGCCGTGGTAAAATTGTCGGCCCCGTGAAGTGATTTGCGGAGCAAGGATATTTTTGCGGAGCGCTCGGCAAGGCTAGAACGTCGAAATACCCTTATAAATCAAGGATCCGCCCTTAGCTCAGTTGGATAGAGCAACAGCCTTCTAAGCTGTGGGTCACACGTTCGATTCGTGTAGGGCGGGCCACTTCTGCTTACTCAGCGCTTCCATTCAGGTCACGATGAACTCGTAACCAGCCTCGAGCGAACCGATGACCTTGGCCTGGTTTTCCGGGCTTTCACTGAATCCCACGAGCATGTCGGCCACCGTCGCCGTCCGGCTGTCCAGAGCAGCCTTCCAGTAGGCGAATCCAGCGGCATCCGGAGCACGGTCGAGCACATTCGCGTAGAACAGGGTGATGATGTCGGCGTGGCTGGCCGCGGAACCGACCAGCTTGCCGAACTCGTCCGAGTGGACGAAAGCGTCCGCCACCGCGTGCAGGCTCGCCCCGTCACCCATCTTGCCCATCCAGTATCCCAGCCCAATCTTGTCCGGCGTGCGGTCGAAGGCCGCCTGGTACAGGCGGTAGGCATCGGCCGGAAAGCCCGTGGTCTCGTAGGAAATGTAGACGCCGTCCTCGAACGACAGGCGTTCGACGTTGCGCAGGCTGTCGACGCCGTCCAGGCCCAGCAGGTCGCTGACCGTGATGGCGCCGTCCTTCACGCTCACCGTGTATTCGTCGCGATAGCCCTCCAGTACGAAGGTGTCGATGCCGGCGCCGCCGTCGACGATGTCGTCCGCGCGCGTGCCGTACAGCATGTCGTGGCCGCCGGTGCCGGCGATGGTATTGATCGGAGGGTAGACCGGCACCCGGTCTTCGTAGACGTTCAGGCTGGCATAGGTGTCGTAGTAGTCCTGGCTCCATGATGCGTCGATGTAGTACCAGCCCGTATAAGGCGCGACGAAGGCGGCGTAATCGTAGCCATAGGCGCCGCTGCCATCGTCGCTGGCGATTTCCCGGCCATCGTCGTCATGGATGCGCAGGTCGACCGGATCGAAGTAACTGCCGCTCTGGACCGTATAAGCCATGCCCCTGATCGCATGGAAGACGAAGATGTCGTCCTGGCTGGCATACGGGTCGTGGGTGCCGAAGTGGGCGGTGCGGCCGTAGTACTGGCCGAGCTCCGGGTCGTGCACCGGCCGCAGGTCGAGCCGCCAGGCCCGGTCCATCTCGGACGGCGTCAGCTTGTACCGGTAATCCTGGGAATAGTTCGACATGATGGACCTCGCGCGATGTGAGGCCTTCATTGTATGGCTGGGCTATTCCGGCAATGTGTTGAAATGGTGTCGCTTTGTAACGGCGGCGCCTGGATTGCAAGCATGTCTTTCAATGCATGCATGCGAAGGCGCCGCCCGTACCGTTACGCCGCGCTGCCCGCCTCGACGGCCGAATCGCCCCAGGCATGCATCGCTCGGCGCAGCAGCCTGCGCTCGCGATGGTCGATCACGCTGTCGGCGCGCACGATATCGAGCATGCCCCTGAGGACCATCGCGCGCAGCGCCTCGTCCTGCACCTCGCCCAGCAGGCGGTCGATTGTCACGGGCCCGATCTCGACCATGCCGGCCTCGCGGTCGGCGCTGGTCGCCAGCAAGTCCTGGGTCAGTTCGCCCGCCGTGTCGTCGAAGGTGTCTTCGCTCACCCGCAGCGCCCCGAGCACGCCGCTGCGGTGCAGGCTCTTGAGTTCCTGCGGCGCGATGCGGCCGTCGACGATCATGGCCAGCGCCAGCAGG